TTAGTGTTTAATGATGCTATGCAAAAATTTATTGATAATAACTAAACAAAGACAAAGCTCTTCGAGTATCAAATCTGTATCTGAAGGACAAATTATATATTTAAATAAAATTTTTTTAAAAAAAGTATTGACAGCCCACCATAATAGTGGTATAATGTAATCAAGATAAGAGATGAACAACATCTCACATAATTAAAAAGGAGTCTTCACTATGAAAATCACAAACACCAAAATCAACGCAGCAATCAACACTCTCAACGAAAAGACAAATCGTATTTATCAAGTTCGCACTGATTGCGATAGAGCAGACCTCTACAGATCAGAAAAATACTTCCTCTATCTGCAAGTTGACGAGTTTGGTGTGCATATGCCAGGCGCATATGGTGTACTCGTTGCAGGGTACAAAACACAAAAAGCTCTCATAGAGAATTTATAATTTTTTATTGACAATATGTGTTTTATGTGTTAATATGTGTTTATCAAATTAAATTTAAAATAAAGGAGTTACTATCATGACGGATTACAGCAATATCAAACAATACCTCAACAGTGAAAAAGCTATCGAACTCACATACGAGTTTGATAGAGAGTTCTCACCGTTTGCGGCAGGAATAGAACAGAAGGATATTCCTGCACTGCTAAACGATAAATCTCGATTCAGATACTATGTGTCTTGGAAAACGGAAGACGAAGTAATAGATTTTCTTGGAAAAGCACATATTATCAATTCTTACACCAAAGAAGTTCGTAATAAGTATGTCAAGTACATTCAAGACGACAAACTCGTACTCAAGAAAGAATTTTTTGAGCAGGTTTTCACTTTCACTTCTACTTATGATTTCAACATCGACGGTAGATCACATATGATGCGCGATGTTGATTGTAACTTTCTTTCTCACTTAGATTATTACAAAGATAAATACAAAAGAAGAAAAAATAATGATATAAAAATATTCGACATAAACGATGACATTGATAAATACATCGATACAATCATTAACTTTATGTAACTAAATACAAGCGAGCGGATACAAATTTCCGCTCGCTTAAGGAGGAATTATAAATGTACAAATACAACATCAAAGATTTTAGACAAGCTTGTGGTTTCACTCAAGCCGAATTGGCGGAGCGAGTAGGCTGCGACCAGCCGATGATGGCTCGCTGGGAGAACATTGACGCAACAAGCAATGTTACTATCTCACGAGAGAACATCAACAAGATAGCGCAAGCATTGAAAGTTACAGCAAGCGATATTGATTGCACAATTCAGATGACTCTTGAAGAGCTTATTCTGCAAGCGAAAGCGGATGGCACATACATCGCAAAGAATTGCAATAAAAATGATTTAGCTGTCCTCAAGCTCAAAATCTCTCAAGACATAAGTAGCCACAATCGTGACGATGTGTGTTGCGACATTCTCCAACTGAGCGCAACAGCGAATCATGAATGCCTTTTCTTTTACGATCTGTTGAAAGAAAAAAAGTTTACATCAAAATTCTTAACTATTGTGTCTGCATTCGTAAATGGTCTTAATGCTAAAGATTGATACTCGTGTGATAATCGAGGTGACTACAAATAAAGGAGTTTTCACTATGAAAATCAAAGACGCACGACTTAACGCAGGACTAACGCAACAGGCTATGAGCGACTTACTTGAAATTCCGTTGCGAACAATCGAGAATTGGGAGGGTGGTAAGAGCAAACCGCCTATATATGTTGAAAAACTTATCATTGAAAAGCTCGATAATATTGCGAAGGAGAGATTTAACATGAAAAAAATACGAACTCAGAAAAGAATACTGTGAAGTTCACGCAAAGAGTGCTACCTTTTCGATGTGTATATAAAACCGTATGCAAATTAAAAAAATCGCCCCTCGGCTACCAATTTGGTACTCGAGGGGCTAAACTTATGTATGCTTATTCTTTTGTGTCTGTATTGGTTTTATTCTCAACTGTATTTTTCAATCTGCGGACGATATTTACAAGGAATTTCGGAATCGGTGTACCTAACTCCGATAGATTTTCAAGAATTGAGATTAATTCGTTTATGATGAGCCATACTGCAACTATCAAGCCGAAATAATAGCTTGAAAACTCAATCCCTGCTGTGGCAAGTCCTGCACCGATGAGATAATCAACAACACCGCCCACGCATACGAGAACAAGATAGCTCAATTTCTTGAGTATGCCAATCAAGCCTGTCTTGCTCTTAATCTCTTTATTTTTGTATGCAGATGCCATTCCTGTGCAGTAATCTATAACCATTACCGCAAAGAGAACAAGAACAGGAATTAATAAGATGTTAAAATAAGCCGCCAATGCACCGATAGCTACCGAAACAGTAGCCTGAATAATATTGTCTTTCATTTTTTATACCTCCTGATTAAGTCAAAGTAATCTGCAAGCCGTCAATTTTTGTGCCGATAACGCCTGCATAGCCGTCCTGCTTTGTATCTTTCTCGCCGTTATACTGCCAGTCAAGGAATTTCTTTTCACCTTGCTTACGCACATGATATGTAGCTTTGAAGTCGCCAGCGCCGTTAAACTCGACCTGCACGGCATCAATGACTTTGCCTTTAATGCCTGCATAGCCGTTGTTGCTATCGTTGATGTCATAGCCGTCTACCCAGTCAAGCCAATCACCATTGAGCAAATGCACTCTATACTTTATATCGCCTTTGCTGACCTTAACTGCAACGGCTGAAATAGCTTGTTTCTTTCGTCCTGCTACATTTGATAACCCCTTGACCTCATTGTACCACTTGCCGTCTGCAAAGACTCTATATGTCAGCGTTGGCTTTTTAACCTTTGTTTCGGATTTGCCGAAGATGTTATCGTTGTAAATTACATTTGTGTCAATGTTACCGCCGTAACCGCTGACCTTGCCCGTTGAGCTATTCTGCCAAATGTCACAAGCAAGCTCAGCTTTATCGTTATACTGAGCAAGCCATATGCTGTACTTTGCCTTTAATTTGTCGTAATCAAGATAGTTGTTAAACCAATTCAGATTGGCATACACACCTGCTCTGTAGTTACTTTTCTTGATTGTTTCACAAAATCGTTCTGCAATCTCTGTAAGTTTTGTTTTGCCGAGTTTAGTTTGCGAATTATCTTCTAAATCATAATAAATCGGCATATCAAGAGATTTGTTATTAATGCATTCAAGGCAAGCCTTTGCCTCTTTTTCTGCATCGCCGGCGCTGTCGGCGTAACTATACCAATAGACACCAATTTTAAGCCCTGCCGCTTTAGCGTTGCGATAATGGCTTTCAAACATACTGTCTTTCTGACTTGATTCTCTGCCGTAGCCTGCTCTTATAATGACAGCTTTTATACCGTCATTTTTCATTTTGTTAAAATTAATGCCTTGCTGAAATTCTGAAATATCAACGCAAGTAATGTTTGCCATAGTCATTCTCCTTTATTTACTCATTTATTTAGATTTTCAACAACTGTCCAGTCACATTTCGTTGCCGGAGCTGCATACAATTTCTTAATTTCAGATATATTGACGCAGCGGTCAACAGTAAGTACATTCGGCGTGTCAGAATATTCACCTTTCAGCGTTCTTGCTTGAATTTCAGTTCCTCCAAAATCACAGTTGCGAATAGTAATACTTGAACCTGTTTTGATTGACAATCCAAAATCGCTATTGTCAGCATTTTCGTGGTTCTGATAGCCAACAGTGCAGTCTGTGGGAATAATTTTGCAGTTTTCAATCAATCCTATCTCGCCAAAACTGTGACCACATCCGAGCGCTGGAACAGTTGTTTTACCAGCATAATCCGTACAATCAGCACGACCGCCCCACTTGAAGATACAATTAGATACTGTCCATTCAGTTGCATAACCTGTGCCGCCGCTCTCAAGGTGTAAGGCATACCTGAGATTTTTACAGTCAAAGGTAAATCCTTTGATATGCGTGTGAACATTAAGGTCGAGGTGGAATGGGCACTTTTTGATTATATCCTCAGACTTCAAAGTAGACTTATCAAAGCCTGTTGCACCGTCCCATTTGATTATAGTTGCAGAGGGGTTATAGATATTCTCAGACTCATAATAAACATAGTCTTTAGTCATTATTCCTCTGTAACCTGCAAGCCCCACATCGGACAAACCTGCGTATCTATCTTGCAGATCTGTATATGTGCCTTGTGCAACGATGATTGTGTAGCGATTATGATAGTTGTTGTCTGTTATACTATCATTAGCAGACAGAATAGAGTTGAACTTTGTAACACCAAAACCGTCTGTATCTTCGTCATAATCATTTGAAACATACAGATAATTCATAGCGTAGTCCGGAGCTTGGTAAAATTCAGGTTTAATATTAGACTTTATTAAGTCAGGGTTAGAATAAGCTGTACGCTTATTGTTCTGTTCAAGTTGAAGATTACAACTGTTGTCAACAAGTCTATTTGTAGCAACCGCAATTTTAATCGAATTTACGGTTGCATTTTCTGTCGCTCTATAAGTGGCCGCTGCATTTTTAAAAGCACTAACTTCTGACAAGAGCCAAGATGAGCTGATTACCGTCTGACTATTCGCAGGATAGAACACACAACCGCTGTTTGTAATATTAGCAAAATTCTGCAACGATAAGCAATACGCTTTGCCTTGTTCAAGAGTAACCGCACGCTTGAGCTTGAGATAAAAATTAACCGCAGCGGTAGATGTGCCACTCAAGCTAATTTTATTGTTCTTGACTGAAATAGTAACTCCGTTCGCTGTCTGTTCTGTGTCCTCAAGCGATGTGAGATTAATGCTTGTAGATGTATTGAGCAAAGAGTCTTTTGCTATCATTTTTGCAGATGCGGTTTCAATTGCGGAATTAACATCATTTTTGGTTGCTAAATTTGCGCCTGTTGGTTCATATTTAGATTTTGTATTTATTACTGACTTGTTCACAAAAACGCTGAAATGCTGTGTAGTTAGAATTGTATCATTTTCGCTTAGCACAAGCTCGCACTGCATCATACCTGCGAGCTGTAGCATTGATTTCGCAAGAGTGATTTTAACCGCATTGTCTGCAACTATACAAGGCACATTTTCAGCAACAATAACATTACCAACAGTCGCATTAAATGCAGCGGTAACGCTTGAAGATAGCGCTACCGGTTGTGAATCAGCATATAGCTTACATTCAATGATGCGTGACTTGTCATCATTTTGAGCGACTATTATACTTTCGTAATTTTCGTCTTTGTATACATCAAGATTAAGTTTGTATTTTACATTCAATTATGTTCACCTCATTTATTTTACGAAATCAGATAGCTTAGTTTTGAACGAACCAAGCTCAAGCTGTTTATATCGTTCTCTAAGTGTATCATATGTAGTTTTGACTATTTTGGATTCCGCTGCAATACTGTCACTTAAGATTACTGTAACAGTATCGCAAAGATTAAACTGTTGCATATCGTCAAGGACCGCTTCTACATCAACTTTAATATTGCTCTTGATCTCACCAAGTTTATCTCCTCCTATGTAAGCTGTTGCTGCTATTCTGCAAGTGTTTTTGACAAATTCGTATCCGTCGCCTGTCGAAGAGTTGACAATTATTCCGTTAACAAGATTGTCAGGAACTGGATATACACTTAGTTTATTTGTTTTTGATTTTTGTTCAAAAATCTCATAAGGGTCAGCAATTATCTGTATGTCTTGCTTTGAAAATTCATCATAAACAGTAGCATAAGCACACACATGGCTTATCGTAGTTTCACTTGATTGAGTTTTTTCATAGCTTGATATATTGTCGCCCCACTTGAGGCTATACGCTCGTTTCTGCCCTCGATTTTTTAACAATGAAACATTAAAATTATTCCATTTGTATTCACCCCCAAACAGGTCAAGCAAACTGCCCTCTAAACCGCCGAGAAAGTCACCAAGTGTGCATACTTGAGTGTAGCCGAGGTTGATGCTTTTTCTGTTCGTTATATCTGACGAAAATACATAGTTGTTGTCAAAAAGAGCGTCTAAATTTTCGTAAGCCTCCGCAGGTGAATAGAGTTGTGCTGATGTTTCGCCTGCGGCAAGAATGTTGTTATAGCAGTTATGTTTGATGTGCTTCGCTTTGATACTAAGCACATTGTTTTTTTCTACTACCTCGTAGATTTCAAAAAATTGTGCTTCGTCTGTTGGGTTTGGCTTTGCGTATATATAATTTTGTACAACAGCACTTTCGGCACATTCGGAGTTTTTAACAACGCTTGCACTTAGTGTGTAATCTGCATTGCGTGACTCTTCGACTGTACATTCTGTGCAACCGGTAAGCCTGCCGAGGTAGTGCATTGAGTTGAGCGATAATATTCTGCTTGTCGTTTCGTAGACTAAAGGTATCATAAGCGCCTCCAATTTGGCTCAAGTGTAAGCGAACCAATAACCTGATTGGCGATAATCTCATTCTCTCCTGCTTTAAATTGCTGTGGCAAGAGAGGTGAGATATAAGATTTAATGCCGTTTTTAACAGAGTAATACTGCATATTTTCACCGTCAAGGACTGTGTAATCTGCGTTAATTGAATTTTTTATAGATAGTGTTTCACCGTTTATCGTTAGCGTTGCAGAAGCACCCGTACCCGTGAGCTTGTAAAGCGGATTTGACGGCATTCTTTCAGGGTTGAGTAAATTTAGCTTTTGACCGCTAACAAGGCTTATAGGCTCTGTTTGTGCATACCAATACGGCTTACGACTGAATTTAACAGTAGTTGTGAGATATGAAGGTAACTCACGCTGAATTGTGTCAAGGTTAGTCACTACAGCATAGCAATAATAGCCTTTGTTATATGTGTCCTTGTATGTTTGATAATTGTTAAATTCAGTCAGCCAATCTATAATTTTATACGCAAGATATTGAGCACTTGTGTGTGCGAGCAGCGGCATTAAAGCTATTTGCAGCTCAAAATCAACATTTTTGTATCTGCTGTTGTCCTGCACTATATCTCCGCTTCGCCCCGGAATTGATATAAGCTCAAAATCACGCTGAGCAACAGAGTGATAAGGTGCATTAACTATACGACCGCCGAATTGACTAAGCCATTTGCCATTATAAAAAAAGTTGTGCATCAGCTAAACACCTTCCTTTTACTTGTAATTTCCGCTGCTAATCGCTCAGATAATCTTTCCGCAAGACTATCTATATCCGAATCACTATTGACCGTTACGCCGCTGATATTCACATTGATGTCAATGTTAGTCGTTGACGGTTTGTCTGTGCTGTCACTCCTAAATGGATTTGTACCGTCCTGCTTGGCTTTACGATATTGTTCAGCCTCTTGTGCTGTCAAAACCGCTTCACCTGCATCCAAATAAGCGAGGTACTTGTCGTTCGGTACATAGTCGATACCGGCACGGAAACGGGGGAGAGTGACCTCTGGAATGTGCGGAATTTCAAGTCCTGCCCACTCAATTGCCCAATTGATTCCGTCAAACAGACCGTTAATCATTCCGATTGCACCGTTTATTATGAATTCAACTGCGTTTGGAATTAAGTTTAGAACATTCTTGAATATTTCTAAAATGCCGTTCCACGCTTTATTCCAGTTTCCTGAAAAGACTCCGTCTATGAAGTCAATCAAACCGTTGAAAATTCCCGTCAAGCTTTCAATCGCACCGCTTATTCCTTTGATAGCTAATCCGAGTACATTGCTGAAAACATCTGCAAGAATTTCAATAACTGGAGTTAAAGCAGGTAGGATAGCGTTGAGCAGCATTGATAATAGCTCAAATAGCGGACTTAATGCGTCTGTCAATAAGTCGAAAACGGGTGCAAGAGCCTCGAAAACGGGCTGTAATGTTTCACTTAATATGCCTGCAATCTCGTTAAAAACAGGGATAAGCGGCTGTAACAAGTTATTGAGCAACTCTGCAAGTTTGACTATGAGCGGTGCAATAGCTGTTGAAATAAGTGCTGCGAACGGCTCTATTAACTGTAAAATCAAGTCGATAAACGGCTGTACAAGCTGAAAAATAGTGTCTAACAACGGCATTAATGCGTTGAGAATTTCCATAAACGGAGGCAAAAGCTGTTTGATTACTTGTACGAGAACAGGTAATAGTGCTTCTACGAGTTGAACAATTATTGGTGCTAACTGTTTCATAAGTTGAGCTATAAACGGAAGCAATTCCTCAATCAATGGCATAATCTGTTCAAGCATTGACACGATTATCGGGGCAACCTCTTCGCAGATGTTAATGAGCACAGGGGCAAGCTTCTCAGCTACACTTTCGATAAGCGGCGATAACTGTTCGAGTAACTTTGCACCTAAGCCAATAATCGAATTAAGTACAGGTTCTGCAACAGCACCGATTTGCGCCATTGTATCTGACAGTTGCTGATGTGCTCTGTTGGATTCCATTACATCGCCGTTTGTTTCTTTATACTGAGCAGAGGCATCCGAATACAGGCTCGTGAGGGTTGATGTGATTAACTGCTGTCTTTCTTGTTCTGATGAGCATTTAGCAAGTTTTTCATTAAAAGCATCCTCAGATACGCCCATCCAGTTAAGAGCATCAGCAAGCGGACCTGTTACCTGTCCGACTTTTGCGGTTTCGTTCGCCGCCTCTGTCAAACCCTCAATAGGCAAAGAATCACCGAATTGACCGTAAACACCTGTGCAAATCTCTGTCCAACTTTGCAGGTCTTTTGTAGAATTGCAAAGCAGAGAAAGATGATTTGCGGCTTCTGTCGCTTGTCCGCTGTCGCCTACTACGGCATAAAGGTCTGAATATGTTTGCTTTGCGTCTGCAGCTGAAAATTTGTTTGTGGTAAAAGCTGTGTCAAGCTTGCCCATTTCCGTCCGATATTCTCGCGTGCTTTCTGCCACGGAGGACAATGCTCCTACACCTGCCACCGCACCGCCTACCATAGCAGTTCCCCATTTAGCAGCAGTTTTGATTCCATTTCCGAGAGTTGAAGCAACACCCTTGCTTTTCTTCTCTGTCTCTGAAATGGATTTGTTTGCTTCATCGTTATTAACGAAGATTGAGCCAAACAGCTTAAAAATTTCGACTGCCACGCACTACACCTCCTGCCATTTGTAGCGATTGAGCATTTCCTCAACACGCTTTTCAATTTCGTCTGTATTGACTTCGTCCTGTGCAGTTGACTGCATTTTGCTGTCTATGCTGTCAACAAATTCTCTGTACGATAAATGCGTAATTTGACCAAGGCTTGTTAAAATAAAAGCCTTGTATTTCATTTCTTCGTTTTTCTCATTGATTTCATTTTCAATGATTTTTAAGATTTCAGCGAATGACAAATCTTGCAATGCTGTAAGATTGCCGCAGCAGTATTGCAAGATTAACTTATATGTGTTTATATCAATGCTGAAAGCGAGGTAAAAAAACTTTGAATATCATTCTCTACAATAATATTCTTGATGTCTGTAATTACTTCTGTAATGTCCATAAGACTTGCCTGTTCGGGGGTAATATCACCTCTGATGTCAGCATAGAGTGAATAGAATTCGTTTTCTACTTCCTTGCTTGAGAGTGATGAAATCATAGTGATGACAAACTCAAAACCAACTTCCTGTTTGTTTTTCTTGTCCTTAGTTTTAACATACTTAGCAAACTCGAAAATTTCATTTTTTAAATCTGCTGACTTAATAATACGAGCCACCGAAAAAGCGTCCTTTAAGCCTAATTTTCTCATTGATTATACCTCCTCTGCAACTGGTTCCCAAATCACGAACGGCGGTTTAACATCTTCTGAATCGTATGCAGTTTCATCGCTGTAGCCGTAGAACTGCACATCAAACTTGCCGTTATCTTTATCCGCAACGCCCATTGTAAGACCGCCCTCGTTCAGACCGTTAAAAATCTGAATGATTACAGGCTTGTCTTTACCGAGCAGACAACCAATCCAGGTGATGTTCGTGCAGTAATCGCTATCAAGCACATAATTTCTTCCTGTGATACCGTGATAGCCTGCGAGTGTTGCTTCATCTACTTCGCTTGCTCCAAGGGCCTTACGAATGTTGCCCTCAGTTACCTCCGCAACTGTGGCCTTGATATAAGTTTCCCAACCATCAATGAGGGTGTTGCCTTTAACTCTCGAATGCACACCGTCAAACTCAATGTTGCGCGCAGTCGGTTTTGCAGAAAATTCACCGCCTTTGATAGTTACGCCAAGACATTTACCTGCAGCTTTGGCAGTCGCATATGTATCTGTTTTTACATCATAGTTCTCAAAAAATACACCTGCGTCGAGCAGCATGTTATCGAGTGTTTTGCTTGTAAAACCCGAGTAAGGCTTTACTTTTCTTACTTTTGCTGTGCCCATTATTTTTCATCCTTTCGTTTGTACTCTCTTAATTCGAGAGTGAACATTATTCTCTTAATAGACTTATCTGTTTCGTCTATGTACTGCCTATCGTCGCTTTTATAGAATTTGTAATAATTTTTTTCATGTTCGATGATAGCTAAGCCGATTTGCTCATTTATCTCATCTGCAATGCTGTCGATTTCGTCGGTTGTGTTTCTGTCATATAGATTGCAAGTTACAATAAACTTGTTATACGGCTCATCTGTGTATATCTGTTTGACATCGTAAACCAAACGAGGAAAACCACTATCAGCTTGCCTGAAAAAATAAAGAGGGACAAAGCCAAACAGCACTTCTTTTAACATTTTTTTAATGCTATTCACCTTGATAATCCCCCTCCTTGATTAAGCTCTCGGCTTCTTCTGTGCCGATACCGCTCAAGTATTGTGATTCAATTTTAATTATGTCAGAGATATTATCTTCCGCTGCGTTGCTAAGTGCTCCGATTTTGGGAGATTTACTTGTACCAATTTCTTGGTACAAGCCGTAAAAGCCGCCCGGCTTAAATCCGACTTGCAAATCGGGTACTTTCTGTTTGCTTCGCACCCAGTATTGCGTATTTTTCGCTAAGTGCCCAGTCCTGCGTTTTATTTTCTGCTTTGTCCGTTTACATACCAACTTGCCGACATCACGCAGAGCGGCTCTCTCAAGCTCTTTGAGAGTGTATTGTAGCCTTTCAACATTGCTTACAAATTCAACACCGTTTTTCGTTATCTTAACCGCCTTAGGTAGTGACATTGTTTTCACCTACCACATCTGTAAGATACAACTCAACTCGTTCTGAATTTTTAATCTGAAAAGCTCTGTATATCTTGAATTTCTTGCCTTCAAGATAACAGAATTCTTCGTTGTTGTACTCAAATGCATTAATTACTACAACACACTCGGGTTTTAATCCATTGGCTTGAGCTTGGAAAAATTCTGATTGACGCACGAATTTCTGAATAGCATATACAGAGCGTTTTTTCTCGGCATATATAATCTCGTTGAGGTCATTAACAGACTGTTCAACTTTTTCAACAAGTTCAATAATCGTGTCACTATTCATAGTTCTGCTCTCCTCTTGCTGCCATCGCATTTCTTAATTTTTCGTACTGAACTGACCAGTCACTATCTGCTACAGTCGAAAAATAAGCTCTGCAATAGAACTTTACCGCTTGATTGACAAGGGCGGAGTTTTCGTGCTCGATGTCAACTCCTGCCCCTTGCATGTCAAGCAAACAAGCGTCAATCTCGGCTGAAATCTCATCATCAAACATTGTTGTTGTAATTCTAAGGGCCTTTTTCACCTCTTGAATTAGATTACTTTCAGCCATAGCTTTCACTCCTTATGCGCTTTTCTTGATGAGCTTTACGAGGCTGTGCTTATCAACAACCTTGCCGTCTGCAAGCATAACAGCTTTGAGTTTAGTGTTGTCTGTATCCTCATCAGTGTACTTCTTAATGCTTAAGCTAAGCATTTCGTTAAGAACATAGTCGTTGAGGTCGAAAAGCATAGCGAATGTTGTGTCTGCAGTCGGAGCGTCCACATAGTTCTCCATATAGCCGTCTGTGAACACCACAGTTCTGCCAAGGAGTGTGCTTGCCGGCTTACCATTCAAGCCAGCATTAATGCGAGCAACAGGCTGACCGTTGGTGTCTGTAATGCCGAGGAAACGATAGAAAGATTTCTTTGTCATAAGCCATACGGCATTATCGTAAGCAGACGGAAGTGCTCCCTCTGCATCGAGAAGAGTGTTGTAGCTGAGCTTTGTTGCCTTAGCAATGTTAATAGTCTGACCGTCAGCAGGTGTTTCGTTGAGAATGCCTGTTGGTGTGCCTGAACCTGTGCCGGAAATAATAGATTTCTCGATAGCCTTAATCATCGCGCTTTTGATCTGGTCAATGAACTGTGCCTCAAAAATGTCAAGTGCTGTTACAGTCATAAGAAGCGAGAATGCAACCTTACACTCAAGCTTATAGCCCGAGAATGAAATCTTATCAGTGCTCACCTTCTGTTCATCAGAACCCTTATCTTCATCAACCCAGCTTGCAACAGGGCGAATGCTCTGAGTAGGAATAAGCAGAGCTGTTGGATATGAAGACTTAAAAACTCGAGCGTAAATATCGCCGACTTTTTCAAGCTCTACAATAAGTTTCTGATATACTGTTGTCGGGACGATTGTAGCCGCTGTGCTTGATGTAGTTGTTGAAGCTGCATTCTTGAACTTAGCAGGAATTTCTGTGCCTCTTGTTACGAAATTTGCAAACGCTTTTCTGTACTCAACAGAAGCGAAAATATCGCTGCTTTCTGTGCTTTCACCTGTAAGGTCAATGTTTGTCTCGTGATTTTTAAATGGTGCAGGCATTTTGATTCCCTCCTCTGCGTTTTTGTTTGCCTCGTTTACAGCAGAGTTTTCAAAGTCACTATCGAGCTTGTCAATCTGCTGTGTAATTTCTTTTGCCTCTGCGAGTTTATTCTCTGCAATGAGCTTTTTCGCTTTGTCGTAAAGAGCATTTCTCTTGTCGAGATATTCCTTTTTGTTCATTTGTTTTCTACTTCCTTTCGTTTAAGTAAATCGATTTTTGCTGTAAGCTGCGCTTTTTCGTTTCTCATCTGTTTGACAATTGTGTCAGGGATAAGACCGTTAAGACTTGCTGTAAGTTTAACTTCTTTTGACCTGTTTGAATATTCAGCAACCTTGTCAATAAAACCTTTTTCGACTGCTTCGTCAGCAGTAAGCCAAGTTTCATCGTCCATAAGTCCGATAAGTTCGTCTTCTGTCATACCTGTTTTAAGTCGATAGGCTGTCGCAACGGCTTTACTTGCTTTAAGTAACACGCCTGATTCATGTGCCATGTCATTGTAATCGCCTGCGGCATAGCTTGAAACATTATGAATCATAAGCATACCTGTCGGCACAATTTCAGACTTGCACGCACAAGCAATGTATGAAGCGGCAGAAGCGGCAAAAATGACCTTGATTGTAGCCTCGCTTTTGGCAAGCATATCGTAAATTTCAGAGGCGGCAAAGATGTCACCTCCTGACGAATTGATAACGACTTGCACATTATCATCATCCGTCGCATCTTCAAGCTGTGAACGAATATCGGCAGGGCAGCAGTAATCTATTCCAAACCAATCGTAAATCCACTTATCATCATTTGTGATGATAGGACCTTTGATGTCAATTATCTTCGACAATGTTTTCACCTCCTTCAACCGGAACTGTATCCAATCTTCTAAGCGGAGTATCACCGCCGGGAACAGGGGCAAGTCCAAGTGATTCTCGCCATTCGTTCGGGAGCATTGCTCCACGGTCAACCATACCTGCAAAGTTTAGCTTTGTTTTTAAACTTGCTGATTGTAAGTTAAACGAACCGACTGCTATATAGTTTCCACAACCTCGCTGTCTGCGTGTGAAAAGTTTTCGTGTAAGTTCGTTTTTTAGTTGTACGATTTTGGGCGAAATAACAGCGTCAAAATAAGCATTTTCTTCGTCTTCGTCTGCTGTTGATGTGATTATCTTTTCGTTAGTGTTGAATAATTCAAGAATTCGTTGTTTGGTTCTGTCCATTTGAAGTGCGTTTGGTACATAGTCATTCGGACTAATTTGTGTAGCATCAACTTTAGAGTCAACCGCTGCAACGCCAACAGAGCTGTTGCTTATATCAAGATAATTTTCTGCGAATTTTTTTGCATTGCTTTTCAAATCCTCGGGCCTAAGAGCCGAGGTATATTTCAGAAGCCATTTCACAATACCTGAATTCCGGATAGCGTTGATAATGCCCCTGTCAGTTGTTTCAGTTATTTCGAGCAGGGGGGCAAGAGCCTTGAATTTTCCGCTGCCAAAAATCTCGTGTTCTCCGTAGTCATCACGCAAATGAATTACATCCGCAGAGTCAAAGCGGAATGTCTGAGCGTTTCCGACAATGAACTCATATACAAGATGTCCGTTGTTATCGTAAATGTCATTGACCGACTTCGCAGGTATGAAATATAGTTCAGCAGGCAAGCTGTTTTCATCTCTGATTATTAACCAAAATGCATTACCCGATAGCGATAACTGTACGCTTGTTTTGTACAGCAGCATATCCATAGTTGTGTATGGGTTAGGTTCTTCAAGTAAAAATTTGATGTACGGTTCAGGGTTGATTACTAAATCTTTCTCTGTGCCTTTGTAGATTTCTCTGATGTGTTTAAGCTGCAACTTTGAAAATCTCAAAGCCTGTGCATTGACACACGCTCGCACTGTATCAGAATCATATGCTTTGTTGCCCCATAGAAAAAAATTACTATTATTCTGTGTAACAAGTTCTACTCTCGAAAAGCCCTTTGAACTTGTTACACGCTTAATGAAATTACTGAATTTTCCCATTTGCTCACCACCTTAGAAATTCGGATTTTCCGAATTTTATATAATGCTTAAATATTCATCTTCGTTCTCGAAAAAGACTGTATAAGCGTCAAGCAAAGCCGCTGTGCCGTCTATTCGTTTTGTCGCTTTAGATGTTTTAATCGGTTGAATATTGCCGTTTTTGTCTTCATCAATTGCTGTATTAGCTAAACACCATTTGTCAATCGGATTATTATTGTAAACAATTCTGTTTTTAATAAGGTCAGCTTTTAGTGCTTTCATCGGTGCAGATAATGTACGCTTGCCTTGATGCACAGCTGTCATTATTGACGGCCCGAAGCAATCAGTCATCTGATTTACCCACATTTGAGCCGACCATGCATCATAGCCGAGTTTCCAAAGATAGATGTCTTTTTCGTCCTGCAATTCTCTGAACCAATCCGTAACCACACTCGGGTCAATCTTGTTTCCTTGACAGGTTCGCATATATCCTTGTTCAATCCATTTGTCATAAGGTATCTTGTCCTCAATCACCTTATGCTCAACAAGGTCGGCAGGTATCCAGTACATTGAACAAACATAAATGTGTATGTCATCAGGAACGCAAAAAATCATCTTTGCGGATGTCAAATCTGTAGTGCTTGACAGATCAGCTCCGCCTATACCATACCCTGGTTTTAGTTTAGCTATATCAAATTTTTCCTCGTTGTTCAATTCATCAAAACTCAACCACGCTTCGGTTGATGTTTCTCTGATATTGAATTCTTTACACAGAAGATTTCTGACAAGTGTTGTGTTTTGCTGTGCTTTCTTGACTTTGCTTGCAAGAGCGTTTTTATTTTTGATAGTACCAAGCCCGGGATTGGCTTTTTGCCAGCAATCGGGATTTTCCCATTCCTCGCGCTTGTCAAGCTCATAGACCATATACAAGCTGTGTTCGTCTTTATAGCCTACATCATCAAATAAGCCATTCGTAACTCTGACAGCTTCGTCGTAGATTTCATCGTAAATATCTTCACGAATTCGCCCTGCTGTTGTAGTCACGAGAATCAGTGGTTGGTCGCGACCAATCGTGCCGTCTGCCATAATGTCGTAGAGCTGTCTGCCATTTTTCCATTGATGCAACTCATCCATTAAACAACAATGCACATTCAATCCGTCAAGCGTGTCCGAATCAGAAGCAAGAGGCTTGAACACGCCGCAGTTATAATCTTCCGAACTTAGCTCATTCAGTAATGGTTTGATACGCTTGAGCAAGACCTCGCTTTTGCGTACCATTCGTTTAGCTTCCTGCCATATAATCTTCGCTTGGTCACGCTTTGTAGCAACAGCATACACTTCTGGACCAGGCTCGCCATCTCCAATAAGCATATATAATCCGACCACAGAAGCAAGCAAACTCTTACCGTTTTTCTTACCAATAATCAAGACAGACAGGTTGTATTCTCTTATTCCGTCATCATCAACAAAACCAAACGTAGCAGCAAGCCACGCTTTTTCCCACAGCTCAAGTTTAACAAGCTGACCGCCTGCTTTACCTTTGCTGTGACGGCAGAAATTTTCTGCGAATTCAATAATATGATTTCCTCTTGCAGGGTCGTAATGGTAGCCGTCTGTCGGGTTAATTACCTTGTTGCTAAGATGCTTGTACCACTTCTGAACTTTATCGCATACAGTAACTTTTTTGCTCTTAATTTGCTCATAATACAGCAAAATCGGGTTATAACTGAGCGGATAACGGGTCATTTTATATCACGACCATCGACGAAAATGTCAAAACCGTCTGTGGTGATTTCTTTAGCATCAGCATCTTTAGGTAACATATCATTGAGCTGCTTGATGTACTTGAGATAGTTCCCAAGCATTGTGTTGTACAAGTCGGCTTCGGGTCGTTTGCGTGAATAAGGCTCTTGATTTTCTGACTGCGAAAATAGCTCTGTTAATCCGTAGATAGCTATATCTGCTTGTAATTCTTTGAGTCGAATTCGAGTGAAAGCAGCGTTTTCGATAAGTCCTTCTGCTAAGTCTTTCCTTTTTGCCGGAATATCCGTGTAAATAGAGCTAAGTCTTTTCTTTTCTCTGTTGATTTCTCGTTTTTCTTTTTTTTCGTCAATCATTTTCAAGTCACCTCACTAAAAAGGGGAGGGGGGTCATACACGAGGTACGCAAAATTTCGACCTGCCCCCCTCGGTCCTGTGATTGTTCTAATATGAATTTTTTTAGGGGGGAGTCGGAAAAATTTGACCGCTCTCATCAAAAAAATATTTTTTCGGTTCTCTGTTTCCGACTCCGTGCCCTGGAAGTTCGTCGTGACAATCTTTACAGACGAACATTAGATTGTCGAAGTTAAGACTAATGCTTGCATCGTTTATGTTGCTCGCATTGAGCATAATCTTGTGATGAACAATATAGCCAAGCCGCTTATGACATATCTGACACAAACCACCGTCGATGAGTGTTCGTTCATCAATGAAGCTTCGTCTGCAATTCTGCCATTTTTTAGATTTGTAGAATGCTTTTGCAAAATTTTTAGCCATAATTCTTTAAAAATAAATAAGCCGCTGCATTAACAGCGACTTAAATTAACGTTGTATTTTTTAGAGCTTTGCTCAAGTATAGTCTAACATACATTACACCGAACAAACGAACAACTTTGCTTAAATTTACCATTCGTAGCGATTACACATTACTCTTATTCCGTCTTCTGTATTTCCTCCACCTACTTTTTGAGCTATTTGTTTCCATTCGTAGCCATACTTCAGGCGCAGCAAAAGACAACTCCCTTGCAGAGTTGTTGGAGGTATTGAACTTATAGCGTTTGCTTTTTTTGTTTCTGCATTGTGTAATTCTTCTCTTAAGTCTGCTATTTTGGGCACTATTTTTTCAATGCTATTTGACGCACTTTCTCCGTCGATAGCACTTGCAATATTTGTTGTTATGTGCGTAACTTTAGCTTCAATCATAGCTATTTGCGCTCTACAATAGCATATATCATTGTCCATATCTCTAATTTGCTTTAGATTCATTTGTTGCCTCCTTAGTGCATTCGACTGCATATCGTTTATGATTCATTCCCAACTGCATAAACACGAAGTGATAGCTTGCTCTCGTGAAATCGTTAACCCACATTTCGTCACGCACGAGATAATAGCCTTGTGGAATTTGCAAAGCCTCGCCTTTTTCAAGTTTTTTGAATTCACGCTTTTTGCCCTCTGTTACCGTAACTGTAGGTTTTGTAAGATTGCGAGAAGTCTTGAGCCTTTTAGTGCCTGTTACATCTTTGCGTATGTATTTTGCGAGGTCAGCAAAACTGCCGTCTTCGTACAATGGTGTGAGATTAATTCCGTTGCTCCACTGCCACATCTTCATGGCTATGTCTTTTACACAATCCTCAATGATTATGTGTAAGTGCCAATTGCCACCACGCTTTCCACATTCACAAAAACCAATATACTTGAACTGTACGCCTTGCTTTTTTGCGTGATATTTAATGCGCTTAAAAAAATTGCTTACAATCTTTTCAAATTCTTCTTCTGTGAAATTTTTATACGGTGCCGAAAATCTTACCCACCAATCGCCTTGTTTGAAATTTGCAAGAATTAATCTCTGTGTATGCTGTTCACCTCTTATGCGATTAGCCTGCGCCATCTTTTCTGATGTGATTGCTCTGTTGATACTGCGTGACATATTTTTCTTGTTACGCTTTCTCAAACTTTGATAGTATTTAATTTCAAGCATTGGTCCTGATTGGATCTCACATTTGTATGTAAACATATTTAAAATTCCTATTATATATGTAAAAACAGTTTTCGTCACTTAATTAATTACTTTAGCAGGATATACAGGGGCATTTCCGCCCCTGTGATTTTTGATTTATCGTTATCCGCTGCAAGTTTATTGTTGTGTTCATGTATTGCCAAATAGTTTTTATCCTACTTTTCTATACATGCATCTTATAGCTGACATCTGTTTGTCAGTCAAATTTACAATATCCTGTCTGTCAAAACCAACAAACATTATTGTACCTTTAAACACTTCGCCTGTATCTTTATTAATAAGGTTGTCCTTGCCCTGTTCGGAATAAATCATTTTGATTCTTCCTTTGCATAAATCTTTACTTTTGAGTTTCTCACTTCTCAAAAAGTTTTCAATCTCAACCTTGTTAATCATCTTGCATAAACCTCTTAACTGATTATTGTTTGGCTCTGCATAATGTAATACCAAAACCTTATCTTCTGCCATTATTACTTTATCCTTTCTGTATCCGTATTTTTCATAGCAGTTACACACAACACCTCTGCTTCTTGCAGTACAGCGTGTAAAGTGTCTGCAATTTTCACAACTCTTCATTACTTTTTAACCGTATGTATTTTAGCAGCACTGCAGAAGCTTCCTCCCAGCCATAGCAAACAAGCGCCATATTTCCTTGTTCGGTAAGTCTTTTTATCCACTCTTTCTGCTTTTGCGTAGCTTTGTTTTTTCCAACCTTTAATTCAATATAAAGTGCGTGAAATTTTCCTCTTGCAACCGGCAAACACAAATCCGGTACACCTGCATGCACTCCTTGACGCTTAAGATTAAAAGCCTCTTTTTGATTACGCTTTCCGCCGTTCGGTATGTGATAAAGCAAATCAAGTTCTTTGTATGTATTTCTCGCAAATGCTGCCCATTTAAACAGTTTAGTTTGTTCATACGCTTCATTTGTCATTTTGTATCACCTCTGTTAAGCGTATATACATATATCTCTGCAATTGTTGCGATATGACGGGGGAATCAAAGCAACCTCTTTACTGTAGAATTGATTAGAACTTGAATCGATTCCAAGTTTTTCAACAAGTGTCAAAGGTATATATCGCATCGGTATTCCGTTTTTTACAAAGCTATAATCTTCTTCTATCTCTTCAATAGTCCATTTAGTTACTGAACCGAACCCTTGTGAAGATTTTTTACCTACAAATGAAATGTAGCCGTTGAGCAATTGAGATATTTTCTTTTTATCGCCGCAAGCGTAAAAAACAATTTTATCAGTTGTTTTGTAAATCAAGTTGTTGTGATAGCTTTTAAATTCGCCTCTCGCTGTGTCTATTTCTTGTTTACCTTTTCCGCGAAACTTCACAAGCTCATCATTAATACCGCTCCAACGCTTTGAATAACTTATCGAAAATTCTTTATCGTCCGCAAAAAAACCGAAACTCGCATGAAAAATCCCGTTACTGTATTTTAAAAATTTCGATAAAGTTTCGATTACAAGTTCTGCCTGTCCTGCTTGCTTGCAACTTGTGTAATAGTCTTCTTGCATTATTTCTTTCGCTTTAGCAGCAGAAAGAATACAATCAAGTCTAAGCGGTTCAATCAGTGCAACTGCGTTTGAAATATGAGCTGTGATTTTAAGATTTTTAAAATCCATTCATCTCACTCCCTTAGTTTTTTTGCAATTTTTATTATTTTAGGTATAATAAAACAACCAACACAATATACAATAAATTGTCCTGCAGATACACTTGCAATCAGTACAACTAAAGCGCTATTATACATTAAATAGAGCTCAAAACCGATAACTATGCCAACTACAACTGCTGCAAGTAAGCTTGTGAGTATTTTATTTTTCTTTCTCAAAATATAAAAAATTGTACAAGCAAGCGATGATGCAATGAAGCCAAAACAAACATCAATAAGTCCAAACGGGCTAAATATATTTGCAATCATAGTGCCAAGCACACAGGCATAAATATGTTTGCGATTATATATACACAATAAGTGTAATATACACGCTACTCTCAATTGTAACGGACCAAAGGAAATGCTACTCAAGCATGTATTGAGTATTACATACATAGCAGCAATTATAGCGATTGTGGCGATGTCTATTATTTTTATTTTCTTGAACATTCTATTATTCTCCTTATGTTTTCTGTAGGACTAAACGAGCCGAAAGCGTTTATATCTTTTGTGATGAAATACGCTCTGCTGTCAAGGCTGTCGAAATTACCTACTTTCTTCCAATTGTTAATATCCTCAATGCTGTAACCTGCGCCGAGGATATGAATCCACTGATAATCTAAATCTTTTTTTATATATCTTAAAAGCACATCCATTCTCGATAACAACGCTTCATGTCCGTACATTCCTGCATTTGCAACACAAACGGTATCTGAATATTCTCGATAGTATTCTGCTTGCATTTTCAGTTCGTCAATGTTTACAATCTTCTTAACTGAACGCTGTAACACAGGTGTGATTTTTGAAAATAAATTATTTCTCTGCCAAGTGCGGAAGTTTTTCATTGTTTGCACAGGATTTAAAAATTCGTCAGGAGCAATGCATAATGTATTGCTTTTTGCAAATTTTTCATAGTGTGCAGAAAGTTTAATCATGTAAGGTAATGTTATCTTAGCGCCATATCTTGACAGTCCGAAAGCTCCACTGTCAAGAATAACAATTTTACTTTCGTTCTCAAAATGTGGCTCGCAGGGATAAGCATATAGCCTGCTTATCCCTTTGATTTTTTCAATTTCTTTTTCGTGCTTTTGGCAATGCGGAAAAACATACTCAAGCATTTAGTGTGTTCTCCATTTCAGCTATCCAATTGAGCATATCGTCTTTATGTTCTGATACATAGTCAACATACAGCTTAGACATTGAATCGAGATCCTCTGATGCCGTTAATGTAAAACTACCGTGTCCAACAGAAGATTTACCGCCGAGATGTCCTGATTCTTTCAGTAAATTCAGCATATGACATGCACAAGAATACTCAAGTTCATCTGCAAACTCAATTTTGATTTCGCTTTCCAATTTTGTTCCTGCTGAAAAGACTTCACTTTCATATTTCATTTGCATAACTTCTTTGTTGTCTGTAGTAACATCTTTAGCGTTTTCTGGACTTGATTTTAAGCGGTCTTTTCGTGTATAGAAAGTGCCCGAGAGCATACCGCTGTAAATAGATTCATCTGTTTTGTGACGATTATATTCGTTTAGTTCGGCGCATACAGGCTTCAAGATGCCAACTTTCATCTTACCTTCAGTCATCATTGAACGATAAGCAGAACCAAGGAGAACGAGCGCCGGGCAATTCTGCTTAATACTTGTCTTAAGTGCAAGGTTTTCTACACCGCCACTCTTTAATGACCCGCCGTTAAAAAAAGTATAATACAAATTCTGTGATACAGATTTAACGCCGATACCAATTCGTTCAAAATAATCTGTCATTACAAGTGTTCGAAGGATACCACGCAAAGCATTACCGGAATAAACAGGCATATCCTCATACTTATTATTAATTCTGAATTTTTGTCTGCGCAAAGTCTGCATTGTACCTGCAGGTTCATCACCAAAATGAGAAAGAGGAGAAGTAAGCTCGAATGTAAGTTCAATAGTTTTAATGTTCATAGTGTTAAGATCCTTTCTTGCGTTAATCCGCGATTATGTCAATACACGATTCATCAAATGTAGGTACTACATCATTGTGAATTACAGTCACTTTAGCTTTGCGCTGTTCTGCAATCTCTTCACGCATAATCATTAAGTCATTGATAACTCTGATTAATTGCGTGCGAATAATTGTTAAGATTTCAGTCTTGCTTGTGTCGTCAAGTTCTGTGATCTCGTGAATTGTTGTTTGCTCTTTCACAAACGAAATTATGTTCAATTTTTTGCACAGTGCTTCAACAAAACTTTCGAGCGTCGGTGAAGATACTACACAACCACGAACTTTTGACACAAATTCGTTTTGAAATTTTTTTAGTCTTGATTTTGGCATGTTCTCAAAATCAATATTCACCCATATTGCGTTTAATAATTCAACTGCTTTTTTTTGCATTTTTTTCCTCCTGTAATCGTTGCTTTACGATTTCGTTCCTTTTTTCTGAATTAAGAATATGCAGCAGCAAATCGAATTGTTTACTGTTACGATAATCTTTGATTTTGTTATCAAGTTCAAGTGTTTTATCTATACCGAGATATTTTCGGATTTGTTTTGTGTTATAAGCGCCTGTCTTGATTTCATCTTTGTTATAATAGAGATAAAGTTCATTTATGACCTCATATACATTATGCATTTTTTGAACGTCAAAAACATATTCGTCATCCTCCTCTCTGATAAAGAATTTTTTTGTATCATTATTAACTCGAGCACGAAAGCTGTTATGCTTCTTAAAGCTGCGTGTTATACATACAACAAACTCTCCTTCGACATAATCAGATATGTTGAATAATATATTTTCAATATCATTCTTGCAAAAATAGATTATCCCTTTGTGCGATGCAACAAAAGACGAATGTCTTAGTTTTACTTCTTTCATACAGCAAGCACAATTTTCGCATATAACATCCGAATTAATGTCATTCATCAAATCGTAATTAGTAAAACGAGCTGCTTTAATGAAATTTTTAGTCTTGAAGCCAATTTCTGTATCCTGTCCGCATATACAGCAATGTCCTTGTTCTTTGCCTTTTTCGATTTCAAGATGTTGTGCAATAATTTGAGTATTTGTCATTCTAAAACCTCCAAATCGTCAAGATAATCAGCCACAATTTGAAATGCAATCAGCATTCCCTCGCTTATGTAATAGTGTCTGTTTTTTCGGCTTTTTCTGTTGTTAAGACTGTCCAACTTGTCCTGCTCGCTTTCTATGCGTTCAGATATTTCTGCTTTCAGTTCGTCAAGTGTCATTGATTTCCTCCTTATCCATCTTTGCACCACAATAGGGACAATAATTCTCTTTAATTTTTACCTCTCTACCACACTCAATATGAATCCATCCTTCAAGTTGCCCGTAGGCATCTCGGATTTCTTCCCACTTTGCGTGTTTAATCTCCTGTACATCAGATTTAATAGGCTTTTCACGCTCAAAATCCACAACTTTTTTCAAATTTTCTTTTTCAAAATAAAATATTACAGGTTCTTTTATTTCTCTGATTAAGCCGTATTTCTTAGCTAATCTAAAAATAAAAACCTTTTCAAGTCTTGATAGTATTTTACCTAATTGCTCTCTAAAATCTTCAACTGACATTGTAGATTTATAAAAATTACACATTCTGCAAGCAGGATTATAATTTTCAATATCGTTTGCACCGTCATACCAATACACGCTCTGTATATGGTCAACTTGCATTTCCTTTAACGCAAGTTCACAACCACAATAAGCACAATGACCATTATATTTTTGATATACTTTAAGCCTCGTATGTTTTGATATAGATTTTCTATTACTCATTCTATATTACTCCTTTAAAGTTCTGACTTTTTCGCCATATCTGCGAGTTTTACCTCTGAATAATATTTCTCTCATTTACTTTCACCGTCCTCAATAGGAATAGGCTGATTCCAGCATTTTACGCAGTTACCGTCGTTTCTGCAATCATCTATGCTCATAAGCCCTAAACGATAAGGACAAAAATTGGGTGTTCCGTCATCTTCAAGCGAAACATTCGGATATTTTTTTAAAAACTCACTTAAATAAGTTTTCTGTGGGTGTTCGTCACTCCACTTCTGCATAATTGCAATTGCTTTTTCGGGATAAATCCTTTCAAAGTCCGAACACAACATCGTATCGCCTGAACCATTATTTAAATGGCTCAAAGGGCAGTCAGCACAATTAAGTTTACATGCATATCCACCGTGATTTAGTTTATGCTTTTTCGTCATTCTTTGCTTTTCTGCAAAGTAATTTTCAGTTCTTGAACAATCAATCATTTTCTTCACCTCTCCAAATCCATTCTCGCACCGCAATGTGGGCAATAGTTTTCAAATTGATAACGGTTGTTAATGACTTAATAAACAACCTCTCTCCCGCAAGTTAAGCAGTATGCTTCCGCTTCACCTACTTTTCTGACTTTCTTTTTTACCCACTTTGAGAGTTTAACTTCGTCAACAACTTTAAGTTTAATTACGACTGATTTTTTTAATGTGGGATAATCTAAAAACACAATTACTAACACCCTTATCCCCACAAGTGCAGAAATATCGTAACTTTGGTATTGACAAATTAGCGTCATTTTCAAAGGCTTTTTCACCTGTTTTATGTAAAATGCCCTCAATCACCGTTCCGTCAAAAAGTACGATTTCAACATATTTCCCTAAATGTCTTTCGAGTTCATATCTTGTCATAATTTTTACTCCTTTAAAAGTTCAGGGCTGTCATAGATATTGCCGATGACTTCAAACAGCTTGAAATATTCGTTTCTTTCAAACAACTCGAAATCATCAACATAATTTCTGTTACCGCTTGCTGCAATAGCAGACTTGCCGTTATTGCCGTCCCAAAAGACTTCGTAAAGCGTTGTATCACCGTCTGAGTTGGTAAATTCAACAATATCCCCTTCGAAAATTTTATTACCATCCTTATCCTTAAAGCCTGTGTACTGACCTATTGTGTCGCTTTCGATATGCCACACATTTGAACTATCGTTCTTGTATGGCTCTTTGATTACCAAGCCTCTGGGTTCAATACTCAAAAAGCCGTACTTCAATTCGTTTCCGAATTTTCCCCTGAATAATATTTCTCTCATCTATATTCTCCTTTTTGATTTAATATCGCATATTTTCTCTGTGCTTGCTTTAATCTTGCTTCTCTGCAATTCTGACAATAAAGGTGTTCTCCGTGTTCAATAAAATCTTTGCCACATCTTTTGCAAAATTGCGGTTTTAATCTTACAAATGATATACATTCGTCACAGCCGTTTTCTTTTGCTTTACATCCTCTGTACTTGTCCCAGTTTTGGCACATATCTTTTTGAAAATATACATTAAACTTTTTTATTTCGTCCAAATCAGCGCTCAAGCACGCTATAAATCTTGACATCAACTCTTTAACTTCTGACTTTTCTTCTGCACTAAGTAAGTTTTTATGTTTTAACTGTTTTGGAGCAGCGTTATCTCCGAAATTACCGTCACCGATAATTGCTCTTACTTTATCAAGTCTTTCTGTTAGATATGTATTGTATACTCTGCCTCTGATTGCTTTAACAGACTTAGATATTTTTTCTGATATAAGTTCATAACTGTATCCGTTCTTAATCATTTCTCCAAGCATCATATATTCGCTTTCGGTCCATTTGATATAATTATCCGCCTTAACCGGTCGCTCTTTGATACCAAGGTCGCATATTCTTCTTTGTATAGCTCCTTCAGTCCTTTGAAGTTTCAGAGACAGTTCTTTGTAACTGTATTTATATTTACTAAGCAATCGCATAAGTTCTTTATCTTCAAACTCACTCCAAGGAGTTCTTTTAAACTGATATGATTTTTTTATATCTTTGCGCCTTTTTTCATCAACCCACTTTGGTTCTTTACCTAAACTGTTTCTCTGAAAGCTGCTGAAATCAAGAAAATTCATATTTTCATATGCCCACTTCCAAAACTCATCTATAAGAATCATATTAAAAGTTTGTTTTCCACGCTTTACTTTGTGTGTTTTCAATCCTCTGTTTTTAAGCCAAGATACATTTTTATATGAATCGGAGTTTATTCCTAAAGCAACAAACAATTGATGTTTTGTAATGTAAATACTATTATCAAGAAAAGCTCCCAGCTTAAGTCTATTAACTTTTTGAATTACAGAACTTTTGCTTCTTTCAAGTTTTGTACAAATTCTTTCAACACTTGAATTGCCCCACATTTCGCACAAACTGTTGACATCATCATCTGTCCATTTTCTTCTCATTTTTCTTAACTCTCTTTTCACTCACAACATCTGATATAATCTTTCCTGCACGCACTAAAGCTGTGTATTCGCCGTAGCTGTAATATGTGTTATGTATTTTGTTATACTTAGCAATCTCAAGACATACCAAATCAAGATGATCAAGTTTTTTCTGTTTCATATTCTCACCTCACCAATCATTTTCTCCGTCTATTGTTAGCTGCCCTGGCAGAACATTGTCCTCCATCCACCAGTGATACACATCTATTCCTGATTGCCACGTATTAGTTGTTAATCCTGCTTGCTTGCGAACTTCTAACATTCTGTCAAACGCTCTGATATACAAATTTCTGTATTTAGGATACAGTGCAAATTCTTTGTATCTTCCTTTTCCTGCCATAGGGCAGCCAACGCAACCTACTCTGTGAAAGCCACACTTATACAAAGGATTTAAATTTATATGTTCTTCTTTGATATAGTCTTTTACATCGTCATTTGACCAATCACATATGACATTGAATACAGTTTTCCCTTGTAGTTGACAATGCTCAACGATTTTTCTCTTTTCGTCATTATCGTTGTTAATGATAATTCTCTTTGAGATGCCTTTACTCCAAGTCTGAATAATTCCGCTTTTAGCTCTGTTGGTGCTTTCCGCTCTTCTTACGCCTGTCACAATCGCTCTGTCGTGTCCTGCTGTTTCTTTCAGTATTGCACAACAATATCGTGCAAGGCGAGTGGGTGGGGTTTTCTTAGCAGGAATCAAGCTCCACATACTGACAGATTTACCTTTGAAAGTTGGCATTTGCGTTGTACACTTAATTCCTTTAGACTCCAGCTCTTTGAACTTTCGGCGAATGTGATAAACGGTTTCGGGCGCATCGGCAGTTGTATGAGAGTGCTGCAATTCAAAATCTATGCCTGATTTAATAGCTAAATCTAAAATAACATCACTGTCTTTGCCACCTGAATAACAGAGCATAAGCGGTTTACCATAATAATATTTGCTTATTTCGGCACCTTCGCGTAGTCGTTCAATACTTGTTTTTTCTAAATCCATATTTCCTCCTTAAAATGCAATAGAGCAGCCGCACCTGCTCTGCAGTAACATTATGCAAGTCAGTATTATATTTTAAAAAGAATAATCAACGAAAGTTGTACTTTCTGATATATAGTAAAGCCGTGCGGAGCTTACTAACTTAATTAAAAGCCTTCATTCATCAAAAGCTTTTCTACGCACAACGATAAGAATTTGCTTACCGTTATGCCGTCTTGCAGCTTACAATTAAGCACCTTTTCCCAGTGTTCAAGATTTTGAGAAGATGTATAGTTGATTGCATGTCTTATTGATCTCTCAACTCGTGAACCCGTTGAAGCAACTTCATTTGCAACATCTTCATACAATTTGCAAAAACTTATATCTTCGCAAGCATTTGTAAGTTCATACAACTTACAAATAGCTATGGTCGAATAGTTGTATCCGTTTAAATTTGGAGTAATTCCGAGTGTAAGCAACAATTTCTTTGCTCTCTTAATAGTTTTTTCCATTTTGATTTCACCTCTTGATTTTTCTGCGGCTTATTGCTATAATAAATATGTAGATTTGGCAATAAGCCTTACTTGAGCGTTGATCACTGCCCTGTGTCAACGCTCTTTTTTTATGTTTCCGCCTCTTGCAACAATCAAATGCTGCCTTTTGCCCATATTTGTATCAACTGTTTCAACAAGTTCTACAGATACCATTAGCTTACCTTTCTGACTTCTGCGGTATATAACTGCATTAATCTTGTCAAAACGCTTTTCAAGCACATTTGGCAATTTTAAAATAACCGGCTCTTCTTTTATAAAAGCATCTTTAATCTCCGCTGCTGTCATTGTTTTCCTCCGCAGGCTCAAATACATCCGCTGTCACATACTTAAAACATCCGTCATAAATCAAAAATCTTATGTCATATCCTTGTTTGTTTTGAGCTCTAAAGCGACATACATCATATACTTCAAAGACTTCTGATATATCTTCTTTACATCTGACTTTGAACTTCATCTTTGTTTTCCCATTCTTTATAAACTTCTTTCATATATTCGATAATGTCATCAAGTTTCTTTTCATACATCCTATCGTGAATCAATAACATTTCATACATATCTGATTCAACATCTTTTCCCCAACCGTTTTTATAAACTTTAACAGTTAAATAATTAACATGTCCTGTATAATCAACAAAAAAAGCGGGCTTTTTATTTGTATTATCACTCCCTGCTTCACTGCAGTTAAATTCCAATGCAAGTGCCATAATCTCAAGCACTTTTTCTTTTATAGATTTTTTCATATAAATATCTCCTTTTAATTAATTTTTCGCTGCGTACTTACAGCACTTAATAAACTTCTTGCAGTTCTTAACAACACGCTTAAATCCGACTGCCTTGTTGCAAAGTTTGTGATTATCAAGGCTCTCTTTAGTTTCAGCTACATAGTTTAGTATGTCTTCGAGCCTTTCGGCCGTAACCGTATCAAGCCCCTGCAAGGCTATGACTTCGCCGTCTTTGATACTAATAAGTATGTTTTCAGTCTTCATTTTTCTTCATCTCCTTTGCATATCCGCATGCTGTCGGGTCGTTTTTACACTTTTTTCTGCAATTATTTTTTCTGTTGCAGAAAAAGCAGCAGTTTCTGCCTTTGCAATACTGCTCTGCGCTTGTCAAACTGCATTTAAAATTGTAACTTTCTAAGTCACTTGTTATTGCTTTCATTTAAAGCTCCTTTCTTATAATGGGTCTTTAAGCAAGTCGGTTGGAGCGACTTTTAAAAATTTTGCAAAGCTCATAATCTCCGAGAATTTAAGTTCCTCGGGCTTATTGATTCGATTATGATATGTAGTCGCTGATTGCCAACCGTTGATTTTACATATATCAGAGCGAGATAGTCCTCGCATTTCACACTTGTTGTAAATGTTGCGGACCACTCTGCTCATATATGCTCGTGTTTGCTCCGCTGCTGTTGCTTTCAATTTCGGCATATAATCACCTCTTATGCTGTCTTAATATGTTCAATACTTTGAACTTTTGGATCAAAAAAATATTTCGGTATATCTTCATTACTAATTCCTAAAATCTCACAAGCTGTGCAGATTTCAGTTTGTTTCCATTGTGTTTTTCCGTTCATTTTTAAAGATATGCTTCGCTCTGATAAGCCCATTTTATATGCAAAAATGGCTCTAGTCCTACATTTTTCTTTAACCAGTCCTTCAAGTTTTCTATAATCGAATGGCATTTAATCAACTCCTTTGTAGTTCAATCTCTTTGAACAATTTTAGAATAACACAGCTTGATTACTATGTCAATACTTTTCTTCAAAAAAATTGAACTTTTTTTCAATATGCTATTGAACTTTTGTTCAAGATGTGTTACAATACACTTAAAGCAAGGTGATGTAAGTGAAAAAGTATACAACTTCATATAGATTGAAACAAATAATGTCTGATTTAAATCTTAAGCAAGTTGATATTATTAATTTAGCTGCTCCGTATAGCAAAAAATACGGAATTAAACTTAATAAAAATGATTTAAGTCAATATGTTAGTGGTAAGGTTGAACCAGGACAAAATAAATTGTACATATTGGGTCTTGCGCTAAATGTTAATGAAGCGTGGTTAATGGGATTTGATGTTCCTATGGATAGATCAAATTATAATTGTAATAGTAAAGAGTTAACTCTTAATGCGCACGAAAAAAAGCTTGTTGTTGCTTATCGCAATCATCCGGAACATCAATATACTATTGATACTATTTTACATATAGATGAAGATGAAGATTTAATCCCGACAGTAAAAGCCGCCCGCAGTAAAGATAACAATCAACCTATTGAAGTAGTAAATATGCCTGACCTTAGCAAATTTACTCCTGACGATTCAGATTTATAACATTTGTAAAATAAAAAAATCCTCATAGGGTACAATACTCTATGAGGTGATTGGATTGAATTATGGATGTTACAAAAATGCTCGTAATGCTTCTTGGCATTGTTTGATTGATTACAAAATTAACAGCTTGCCTGTTAAAGTTAGTCGAATAGCTAAACAAGCTGACATTACTTTACTAAAAAATTCAGCGGTCAATCTGCTTAATAACAGCGAGAGTGGCACAACGCTTATGCAGAACGATAAATTATATATCATTTACGCTGATGAGCAATCTGCCCAACGTTGTAGATTTACGATTGCACACGAACTTGGTCATATATTTTTAGGTCATTTGTTCAACAAAGACGGTGCCGGCTTTGCAACAACAGATGATGCCGAACACTCGGCAAATGTGTTCGCTCGTGACTTGCTCGCTCCTGCGTGCGTACTGCACGAATTGCAGATTTTAACCGCTGCGGAAATATCTCGGTTATGTAATATAAGTCTTGAAGCTGCAACATATAGATCAGAACGTATGCAAGAACTTGAAAAAAGAAATGCTTTCTATAAACATCCGCTTGAAAGGGAAGTAGTAAAGCAGTTTAAAGAGTTTATCAATAAAAAGAAAAGTCAGTCATATGTGGAGCTATGACTGACTAAAAAGATATGAGAAGAAAACGCACTCCTCGCTACTATTTTACATTAAGTGACATATATTGTCAATGAAATGTATTTTATTAAATAAAAAGAGGAGCGTAAAAAATGGGTTTATTATCTAAATTATTTGGCAAAAAGCAAGAACCGTCAAAATCAACTTCTGAAACAGGAAAATCACACATAAAGGTTTTTAAAGTTGCAGGTGTAACATTTGATGACCGTCAAAAATATCTGAAAAAGTTAAAAGCTGACAAAAAATTCGGTAAAGCTATTAATGTAAAAATGGAAGAATACGATTTTAAGGGTGAGCCGGCTATCAGAATTATTGCTAACGGATATGATGTCGGAAATCTTCATAGAGAAGATGTTGCTTTTGTAAAATCAAATCAAGAGCGTATACTTGGCATTAACGATTTCACTATCGGCGAGCATTACGATGAACACGAAAATAAAGACGGTGATACAACATATACAACCCAATATAATGCTAAGGTTAAACTTATCATAGCAAATAAAAATTAAATAAAAAATCCGCCCATGACCTGTTGGTGCAGTAACGAGCGGAAGATCACTTACAGGGTGCAAGTGATGCAGTTAAATGCAATAATATTGTATCACAATCCCTTGTGTTTTGCAACAGCTTAATACAAGGGATTTTTGCACCTTTTTTATAAAGGGGTGTTTTAATTATGGCAGAACCGGTAAAATTACCGTCAGGTAATTGGAGAATTCAAGTATTTCTCGGCAGAGATAAGAACGGCAAGAGAAAATTTAAATCTGTAACTGCTGCAACAAAAAGAGAAGTAAAAAGAAAAGCAGATCAACTTGAACTTTCTTTGTCAAAATTGAATGTTGATTTTAATGATATGACACTTGAACAAGCTTACGATATGTATATCAAAAGCAAGTCTGATGTGCTTAGTCCTGCAACAATAGCCGGATATGAGCGTAGCAAACGCAATCATTTTCAAGAACTTATGCCTTTTAAATTAAGTAAATTAAATCAAATAATGATACAAAACGCAGTTAATTCGCTATCTGCAACGCATAGCCCTAAAACTGTTAGAAATGCGCACGGGTTACTTTCAGCAGTGTTAAAGGTATATTATCCAAATTTACAATTACATACAACATTGCCACAAAAAGTCAAGCCTAAGTATATTATACCAACTACAGCGGAAATAAATATGCTGCTTGACATTGCAAATGACAAGGTCCGTGTACCAATTCTGCTTGCAAGCCAAGGTGGATTACGCCGTTCTGAAATTTGTGCTTTAACCATTGATGATTTTACAAATTTTGGTGTATATATCAATAAAGCAGCTGTTAAAAATAAAGATAACATAACTGTTATAAAAACGACAAAAACAGAGGCAGGAACACGCTTTGTTCCGTTGCCGCCGGCAGTAATTGCAGAAGCAAGGAAATGGAAATACTTTGGAATAAAACCGAGTACGCTTTCAAGCGCGTATGAGCGACTGCTTGAAAAAGCAGATGTACCAAGATTCAGTTTTCATAAGTTACGACATTATTATGCTTCTGAACTTCATGCGCAAGGAATACCAGACCAATATATAGCACAATACGGCGGCTGGGCTACTGTAGATATGTTACACAAAATTTATCAACATACTATGCGTGATAAGACTGACGCTATAGCTGAAAAGATTTTGAATGTATTTAATACAAATTTTCAATCGGCGGAAAAAGTCAACACAAAAGTCAACACGCATAAGAAAAAAGCTTGATTTTTACTATATTTTTTGCTTATTTATATAGGGTTCGATTCCCCTCATCTCCACCAAATGTGTATTGGACGAACTTCTACTTTTTCAGCGGCGGATTTGCCGTCAAGGTGATGCTCTGCTACGAAACAAAAAAGAGCCAAAGTCACGAAGATTTTGGTTCTTTTTATATTTTTTCTTAACAAAACGAAAAGAATGGTTTTAATATTGAGAATTGTATATAACGAAGGTTTTTCTATAAATCCTGAGAAAACAAGAGTTGCAAGAAGCAACGCAAGGCAAGAAGTTACAGGGATTGTAGTTAATTCTCATATGCAGATTTCTAAAGAAAAGAGAAAGCAGATTCGACAACAGATTTATTATATAAGGAAATATGGATTAGAATCCCATTTGGAGCGGATTGAGGAGAATCGTGCTAATCACCTTTTAGGACAAATCAATTTTGCCCTATTCGTCAACCCTAAGGACGAAGAAATGAAAGAATATTTTGATACAGTAAAAACAATTATGAAAAATCAAAATGAATAATAGTTTATCCGCCTATTGTAAATGCAGTAGGCGGCTTTTATTTGTAAATATAAAATCACACATTTGTAAAAATACATTTACTTTTGCTAAAATATTGGCAAGGGAGGATTTGATATGCGAGATGAGAAGAGTTACATAGCACTTGATGATTTTGAACGGTTACCTCTCAGGTCTTGACAAACAGGCAGAAGATATATTTTCTCGGCTCGCAAAACAAATGGCAGAGTGTGAGGGAGTGACGGAAAAACTCA